AGCGCCCGTCATGCCACGCATGGCGCCAGTAACACCTTTGGCCGTGGTCTCTACAGATTGCAGGCCACGATTAAACGCGACGATGCCGTTCAGGCCATCAACCTTGGCGCTAAGCCTTAGGACTGAATCGACGTTCATCGCCATGACTCAGCCCTCCTTTTTGTTGATCAGGGTCAGTGCAGCGCCCTCCATTACCTGCAGGTCCTCCAGCATGGAGCGCTGATCCTCTACTCCATAAAGTCTAAGCATCCATTCAACTGCTACATAATCCAAACCCAGCACACCACTCATTGACGTGCGCCATTGGGTTTGAAGTCGCAGGAACATTTCAACGACCGCCCAGTTCTCCTCGAACACCTCAAAATCAGACGAAACCGAAGCGTCGTCCGTGAGGATGTTGAAGGCTTGAGCGGCCTTTTCTAGATCTTCATCGCCTTTGTCGCCGCCAGCCCAATACTCAGCGGCCTCTATCAGTTTTTTCGTTTCGCCCCTGACAGGCTTGCGAAGTACGCCGACACAATGGCAGCCGTGACGGTAGGAACGTTCATCAGTTGGGCCTTGGCCTTTTCAGAGAACGGAACCTCTTCGGCTTTGTCGTCCAGCACCCCAGACCAGCCCACCAAGATCTCATCCGCGATTTCCTGATCAGTGATCATGCCGTCAGTGTCGTCATCACGCTGAATAGCGCTCAGGCGTTTTTGCACTGACTCTTGGATTTCAATGATGCGGCTTTGCGGCAAGCGCTTGAGCTCAGCGTCAAAGGTTTGCTTTTCATGCCGGCCCCCATCAACAGGAATGTCAAAGGAAACCGGCCAGCTGTAGGTGTCGGACTGCTTGAGAACAAATGCCATAGGGCTAGCTAGGTCTAAGTAAAGCTAAGCGCAAAGTCGTCGTTTCCAGCAGTTGTGGGGGTAGCGACGAACGGGAGGTTCATCATCTGCACACCGTCATTCTCCGAGTACGTCGGAGAGGTGATGTCGGACTGAGCGGATGTAAAGGTCACCCGGTTGCCGGCCGTGGTGCCGTGCAGGAAAGTCACGCTGCCAGTGGTGCTACCCAAGGCGATGCTGAAGAAGTCTTTGGTAGCGATGGTGGGGGCTTCGATCATGCAGGAACCGGCGGGCTTACGGTCCGTGATCAGAACCTCACCAGTGGAGCTACCCACCAGCTGACGGTAGACGTTGCTGTTGGCAATGTCAAATTCAAACGACTGCAGCAGGCCGGAGTAGCTGAAAATGGAGAAGGCAGAGGTGTTGCCCTGACGGAACACCAACGGAGTTGCTTGGTTGCTATAGGTGGCAGCTACCGGGGAAACGTCGGTCGGTGCGTTATAGATGCCAACCATGGAGAAGTTAATTGAGGGCACTTGGCCCACCTCAGCACTGATGGCAAAAGAACCGCGACAGCCAGTCAGCAGATGGTTCAGACCGTCGCAGTTGTAGATAATGCTGGAGCTGGAGAAGCTGCTGCTCACCGGCGCATAGGTAACGCTGGTCGAGGCCACGGTGGTGGCGGAAGTTCCGCAAGCTTGCAAGAGGTTCCCGTAGCGCGGGGCCGTACCAGCAGTTCCAGAACCCGCCAATTCCACCTCAAACTTCAATTCGACATAGGTGCGTGCAATGAGCTGCTCACTGTTGCCCAAATAAGGACGGATCAGATCACGGCTGACCACATCACCCGCCAACGGGGTGAGTTCGAGGTTGCGGACCAACACGGCGTCAGTGTTGGCGGGGCTGGAGTTAGTGCCGTAGGTGGCTTCGCTCTTAGCCAGGATGTACGCCTTCCGCGCAATCAGAGCCATTGCTCAAGTCCTCAGGTTGGGGGTCGGAGGGTTGGGCCGGCTCTGTCCGCTCAATGAGCTTCCGCTTGCCGGTTTTGGGGTCGAGTTCGTAAGAACCACCTTGGCCCCAGTAATCGTCCTTAATCGTAGCCATCGTTAGCTTTCCAAGCTGCTAAGGGTTGTGCGATACCGGATCAGGTAATCACACATGATGACACCAGCTGATTGATCAGCATCGGCCATATCAAAATTAACCGCTTGTGGCGCAATGTCCATTGCGTACCCACCCAAAGTCAAATCAGCCATCAGCTTTGAATGGGCTGAAACGATGATGGGATCTGCTAGTTGATCAGGCACCGAACCCCTGACGATCACTGCAATCCTGACAGTCAAATTCCACGTGAGAGTGGGCAGGCTGGTTTCGATAAGTGCCTGATCATTGACCGGCTCCACAACGATGGCGGGGCTTTCGTCTCTAGCAAATGCCTCTTGGCGACTGCGGTAGATGCGTGTACCTACACCGCTAGTGCCAGTGAGCGCAGTGCGAACGGCTGCCAAGATGTTTTCGCGCTTGCTGGTCATGTCTTTTGCAGGCTGAGTTCAACAAACGCACCGTCATCAATCAACAGCGCCTCTCGCACGGTGTAAGCAGTGCCGCCCACTGAGATGCTGTCGCCATAGCGCAGGTTGCCAAAGTCACTTGCCTTAGCGGTCAACACGTAATCAGTGCTAATCACCATCCCATCAGCAGCCAACACGCGGCCAGGCATATCCAAGATGCCCAATGCAGAAACAGCCCCAGCGGTGCAGCTGAGGCCGAAGTCGTTCAGGAACTGATTGAGGTCTTCAGACAGTGCCATCAGCTTTGGGCTTACGTGTGACCTTTGGCTTTGGCTCTTCAGCAGGTGCTTCAACAGCACGGTCAAACCGCAGCAGCTCAGCCGCTACATTGCTGTCCAGCTCATAGGATTTGCCAGCTTCAAGGTATTGACCTTGGGCCGCGCAATCAGTTGTGATCAAAACCTTCATAAGTAAAAAGGGGCGGTTGCCCGCCCCCGCGTCTATCAGGTGGTGACGTCCAGAATTGCAGCAAAGCTCTTGGGATCGCGAACGGCTACGTCATAGGAGACGATGCCGCGAACGCTGGTCAGAGCCTTGCTGAAGTCGTCCTGATCTTCACCCACGGTGATCTCAAGGCCGTTGCCCCAGAAGCCAACCATGGCCTGGCTGAAGTCACCCATGAGCAGAGCAGAACAAACACCGCTGCTGGAGCCCTTGGTCAGGTTGGAGGGAACCTGATTGGTGGCGGCCAGAGGGTATCCGTTCAGGGTGCCAGGGGTAGGACCGCGGCCGATGCGGGCGGCATCGGTGTTGAACAGGAAGGGACCATCACCAGTGGTAGAACCACCAGCCCGCAGTTTCTTCAGAGCAGCCAGCACCTTGTAGTTGGTGAGGTAAGCCACAGAAGCCGGATTGACGGCACCGTTCACCTGCATCACGGCAGATTCCAGGTCCACCACTTTCTCAAGGGTGATGGCGCCACCGTTGGTGCCCATGGCCACCGAGCCAATGCCGGAGGTTTGCATGATGCCGGTGGGCTGACCGCTGGAGCCAGAGCCGTTCAGGATGCCGAGGTCAATGGCAAGGTTGATGCCATCGGTCAGGTCACGACGCACCAGCTCCTCGATGCCAGGGGTTCCCTGCAGCAGGGTCTGCCTGGAGTATTTCGACAGGGCTGCCAGATTTTTTGGCGACATTGTCACCTGGTCGAAGGTGCTCTCCGACTGGGTGATGGCGGTGGTCTGGGTGCTCAGGTAATAGGTGGAAGCCACACCGGAGCGGCGGGGGATCGCCACGTTGCCGACCAGGCCAGGCATGGTGCGCACGCCCAGCTGCAGCATCACAGCGTTGTTCCGCAGGAACTCAATAAAGTCATCGGCCAGCAGATCGGTAGCAACCAAGTTGCCGCCAGTGGTGGCGCCAGAAGTCACATAGGTGGCACGCTGACTCAGAGCAGAGAAGGGAACAAAGAAGCTCCGTTCAGTGGTCTTGGAAACGCCAGACTTCTCAACCTCGCGGGAGAGATCACGCACCAGACCAGCTTCGCTGCTGCTCCAATCGCCAGTCAGCATGGCACGGATACCAGCAGTGATGCTGTAGTTGGCACGCTCAGCAGGAGCCATGTCAACCGGAGCGACAGCCTCAACGGGCTGAATGTCCAGCTTGTCAAGGACAGCAGCGCGAGCTTCATCCAGGCTGCGGCCACCGTCAATCAGTTGACGGCCCAGATCAGCCATGCCGTGCTTTTCAGTCAGGGCAGTAATGCCAGCAATGCGAGCACGCTCAGCCTTGGCAGCTTCAGCAGCCGCTTCAGCCCGCACCGCCGCAAAGTCGGTGGAGTTGTCCATCGGAACCTCGGGTTCTGTTTCGGGGGTAGGTGTTGCGGCGGGGGCCGCAGGTTGAGCGTCGAGAGCACGCCCGACGCCGACCGTGGGGTCTAAAGGAATGCTAACTGCGCTCAGTTCGTAAGGCGTCCAAGAAGTGGCAATAAAATCACCACCGCCACGCTCTTCTAGCTTGTTGATTTGATAGCCAAAAGAGACATTACGCATGATCCCATCTTGGATGTCCGCAAGCACCTCTTGGGCAAAAGCATTGCGGCTAAAGCGGACCTTGGCGTAACCCCGCTTCTTTTGTGAATCAATCCAAGCCCGCTCCACTACGCCAATGACCTTATTGGGGTCATGGTTAAAAAGCAGCGGCGCACCGTCATTCAGGCGGCTTAAATCTGCCGCGCTCCGGTCATGGCTGAGGATTTCGTTTCCGAAGTAACGAGCGGCTGGATACTCAGAGCTAAACGGGAACTCGATTGAGAGTTCGTCGTCGCTGACGGTAAGGTCAACTGCCTCAGCACGAGTCAGCCGCTGACCGTCATAATCACGCGATTGGTCCATCGCTTGACTCAATATCAGTGGTGTCCTCTAGATTATCTGCGCTTTCTTGAATTGCCTCTTGAGGTTCCATCTCAGGATCCTCCATTGCCTCGTGTTCGTTTTCTGGATTGGTATCGAAGTAGAGGTCTAGCTCTTCAGCACGATCCACTTCAGCCTTGCGAGCCAGGAGCAGTTCTTCAAGGTCACCACCCTGCTCAGCCACAACATCGGCTTGAGTCTTAAAGCCACAGCGCACGGCTTCTTTGTAGGCCTCAACTTCCTTGGCCGGATCAATCCAACCCCAGCCACGCGGCATGAAGCGCACAGCGCGATAGCGGTCAGGGTCGGTTTCGTAGGCCGGCAGCTTAAGGGCACCACTAAGGACTGCCATTTCCAGCCATGCCTCAAAGACAGGGCGGTGGAAGTTTTCAATCATGTACTGCTGCAGCGCCCGCCAGTTGTCGCGGTCCTCTAGAAGGCTGAGGCGGCTGCTGGAGTAGTTGGACTGGCTGAAGTCACGGCTAATCGTTTCGTAGCTGCAGCCCACACCAGCAGCCATGGCACGGAGCATCACGCGCAGAAACGGTTCCAGCTGGCCATCAGGTGCATCCAGCTGCGGGACCGTGACGCTTTCGCCTGGGGCTAGGTATTTGAAGACGCCGGGCTCAAAGTTGCTGACCCGTTCGTGGTCATAAAGGTCATCGCCCAGCAGCTCACCATCGTTGTTGGTAATGAAGCCCATCAGCGCCGAGCTAGCCCTAGCCCGCACCACCTCAGCTTGTTCATACCCGGCCACCTGATGTAGACGCTGAATAGCCGTTGCCAGCCAGGGGATTCCACGGGTCTGACCGGGCCTGTCCTGCAGGTAGAGATGAAGGATTTGGTCAGCAGGGATGATCCGGTGACGGCCTGCGGTGGACTGGCCAAAGGCCGAATCACCAGGGTGCTTGGTCAGGAAGGCGTAGCGAACAGGGCGGCCCCAGCTATTCAGCTCAATACCCATCCGCCATTCGTTGCCCTCAATAGAGCTAGGCCCCATATAGGTGTCGTCGAGGAGGTCGCTTTCAATCACCTCCAGCGCAAACGGGACTTGGCTGCCGCCAAACGGCTGACGCACCATGCGCACAAACACCTCACCTGATTCCGCCATGGCTCCGACCAAGAGCCGTTCCATATCAGGGAAGCTCAGGCGGCCAGCGGTGTGGCAGTAGTCCTTGCAGCCCCACTTGACCCATGCCTTTTCGATGGCATCGTTGACGGTCTGGTCAAGGCGGCCAGAGCCGCGCTGCATCTTGACTTGCGCCTGCAGGCGGATGCCGGTGCCAATGACGTTGGCTTTGATGGCGCGGATCGCTTGCTTGGCGTAGTCAGAATCACGCACCAACTGACGGCTGCGGTTCCTGAGCCGGGCCAGGCTGCCTTTGATCTCAGCATCAGCTGAAGTGCCAGCCGTCACCCAATCGCTGGTGAGGCGTGAGACCTTGGCGCCTTCGTACATGCGGCGACGCGGGGGCGCGACAGGTGCGCTGCGGTCAGAGCGAAACAGCTCGCGGATTGCAGATCGGATGCCCATGGTCAGAAGCGCACGTAAAGGGAACGGGGGTCGCCCTGCCCGTTTTTGATGAGATCAGCTGCCTGCTCACGTTTGACGATGGCCTTCAGCTGGCTTTCCCGCTGGATCAGCAGGTTGAGGTCTTGCTTCTTAAAGCTCCGCCCGCCAATGGTGTATTCCTTGGCGCCTGAGGCGACTAACACCCGGATTGCAGTGGTGACAGCCTCAAGGTCTTTCTCCGCTTGGCTGCGGCCATCGAATGCACCAGGCGTGCCGGCATAGGTGAGCGCGGCAAAGACCGTCAGCTGCCCGGAGCCCAGCGTGTACTTAGTACTGCCTGCGGTGGCAACGGCCTGCCAATACCAAACGCCAGCGTCAAAGCCTGCGCTGGTAGCTGCCGAAACGGTGCTCTCCCATCCGTCGCCATACGCCGTACCCACCACCGTTGCACCCTCGCTGGCGGTATTGGTGCGCAGGTAATAGGTGAGCGTATAGGTGCCAGAGGTGATCGGGTTGCCAAGGAGATCGGCCGCTGCCTTATCTCTCCAAGTGACCGTATCTCCGGCGCGAATGGTGGCAGGAATGTCCATCTGGCCTTACCAGTTGCTGATGAAGGAACTGGCCTGATGAGAGGCCACCTTTCGTGATTTTAGTTCTGGTTTAGTGCCTAGCAGCCTGGCCTCTAGCTGATCCCATACCGTCTTGCGGTCATAGCGCCTGAGCATCAGCTGCAGTGCGGCATAGGCATAAACACAGCCGTCTAGTTTTTCTGAACGGTCGCTGGATTTTTTGACCCATTCTTTGACTTGAAAACCCCGGCGCGTCGTTACCTGCTGCTTTTCCGCCGTGAGTTGATTGAAGAACTCCTCATCAGCAGCAAGGCCGAAGTGAAAATAACCAGGCCCCGGTTGGTTATGGCGCAACCTGCCATAGATCGTGGTTTTAGCTGTATCGGTGCCGATCTGATAAACCATGCCGGAGTTCTTCATCGTCTTGCCGCGGTAGTTGATGTCTACCTTTGCCCCGCGGTTGATGATCGGTTGGTCACGCCGGCTGCTGCCCTTCACGGCAATAACACCTTGGGCCTTGCGCTCCCTGGCGTACAGGTAGACCTGATGGCTGTAGTGGCCCCCGGAGTCCACGGCCATCTGCGCGATCTTCAACGTCTTGCCGTTGGCACAGCTCCACTCAGTTGCCAATACATGGTCCAACTGCTCCCACACCTCAGGCAGGGCCGGGTCACCACGTAGCTCTTGGCTCCAAATCAGCCACGCCTCCTCACCACGGCCATAACCCCAGACGTTCACGTCAAGCCACTGATCCTGCGTGTCGATACCGGCCACCAGGCACAGCACACCATCAGGACAGACGCCAGGCTCATAGTCCTCACGCCGTTTCATCAGCCCCTCAGCGCTGAGCTTGCTGGCGTAATCAAGCTCAAACGTCTCACCCAACGTGACATTGACGAAGGTGCGTAGCTGATCAGGGTCACCCTTCACCTCAAGGAACTCCCGCACCAGTTGCTCCCATGTGGCATTAGGGCTGTAGCTGTACCCCGCCCACAGGTGGAAGCTCACCAGGCCAGGCCGCTGCGCGACCGCCGTAGGCCGCCATTCACCACGGTCCACCATCCAACGCTTTTGCGTGTGCGGGATGCGGGTCTTGCAGTTTTCGCATTCGTAGGCCGCCGTATTAGGCCGCTCCTTTTCCCATTTCATCTGCTGCCATCGCAGATACTGCCAGTGGTCACACTCAGGACACGGGACATAGAACCGCCGTTGGTCGCCCTGCAGAAACCACCGCTCAACACGGCTGAAGTCTTTGGTCGTCGGCGTGCTGGCAATGCCGATCTTCCGGTTCCAGTAATACTCCGACCGTTTGATGCCCAGCTTGATTTGATCGCCCTCAGACGTGGTAGCCGGGTAGCCATCCACCTCATCAAACAGCACCACACGTCGGCTGACCCTGCGGAAACCCCTGGCGCTGTTGGCCCCCACCATGCTCAGCGTTCCACCGGGGAACTGCTTCATCAAGATGGTGTTGCTCCCATCCTTCGCCTTCGGCTCACTGACCAGCTCACGCAGCACCGGCGTGTCGCGGATCATTGGCGCGATCTCATCCTTTGAATACCCCTCCGCGTCTTCCACCGTGGGCTGACACACCATCAACGGGCACGGGTCCTGGTGCATGTGGTACGCGCACAAGTGGTTAAAAATCTTGGTGGCCCCGACCCTTGCGCTTTTCATCCACACCACCATCTCCACAGTGGGATCCGTAAAGGCGTCCATGATTCCTTTCTGGTAAGCCAGCGTGCGCCAACGCCCCGCCTCCGCTGAACTCTCAGCCGACAGGTAGGCATAGCGATCCGCCCACTCACTCAACGTCAACCGCGGTGGTGGCTTCCACAGGCTCAGCGCCTTGGCCTGCAGCTGCTGATCACTCGCCATCGCTCTCGCCCTCCTCCGCCAGCTCCTGCAGCGATTCACGAATCAGCTCATCAGCAATCGCCACCTCCTCCAAGCTCAAATGCGGGATCCTCTGCCGTAACCGTGTCGGCACCGCCAGCAGCTTGGTCTTCACCGTCGCCACCGTGTTCGCCCATACCCGCTCCACCTGATCCGCTGGCAGCAGCAGCTTTTCCTTTTGCTTGCGCTCTAGCTCCAGCAGGTTCGCCTTTTCGTATTCAGACCTTGCCCGGCTTTCGTTGTAGTCCGGCAGTTGAGAACCCCTCTCAATAGTCACCTCCTGCATAACGCTCTCCTTCCGCTTGCTAGCCCTAGCCACTGGCGCACCCTTTGGCCGCGGCGAATCAGTCCGGGTCCGCGTGATATTCATCCAAGCCGCTTCTAACCCCTCACGCTCAACCAACGGCCCAGTCGGTCCATCAACAGATTCAAGCTCGCCGCTACGAATCTTCCTGTAAATACTGCCGCGACTTTTTAATGCCAACACCGCCGCCGCTTCCGCCACCGTAATCAGCACTAAGCGCTTGTCGCATTTGCTTGTCACATATTATTTCCGCTGTGACAACATGCTTATTGAGAATGGGTGGGGATAGCTGCGAACCAAAACCCCCTCCCTGACTGTGTTGTCGCATTGTTGATTCTCAATATCAAGCCATTTTCTGCGGTTTTCGCGGACC